AGCACCTGAAGTGACAATCAACGCAGTTGGTTCATCACTTGTTGGAACAGTTACAACTTGCGTTGTAAAGCCAACATCTGCAGCAGTTGGTGTGGCAAATCCAAGTTACACATTCTCAGCCGTTGTTACAGAGTGGCAGCCACTATCAGGCGCAGTTGGAGAGTTGGCAACAATTTCTACAACTTGGCCAATTTCAGGCGTAATTACAAAGGCGGTTGCATAGTATGCCACGCTTAGTTCTTACAAATGCGTATGTTGTGTTTGCAAGTAATGATATTTCTCAATATGTGACCTCAATAAGTCTTGGAACATCTTATGATGTTATTGACACAACAGGAATCTCAACCACAGGTGCAGCTCGTACTCGCGTTGCTGGCCTTGCTGATAACTCAATCACAATTGAGTTCAATCAAGATTATGCAGACAATGCTCTTGAAGAACTTATCAATGGAACAACTACAACAAACGGAACTGTTGGTTTAGTTGTTGCAATGGAAGTTCGACCAGTTAACACAACAGTAAGCGCAAGTAATCCAAAATACACATTTAACGCTTTGATCTCAGAGTGGCAACCAGTTTCAGGCGCAGTTGGAGAATTAGCAACTGCATCAGTTACTTGGCCAATCTCAGGTCCAATCGCAAAAGCAATCGTATAATCAACTAAGGGGGAAAAGATGGATGGATTAGCAGTTAAGGTAAAAACAACTGATGGTGTTGAGGCTATTTACAAGTTAACGCCTCGCATCATTGTTGCATTTGAACAAAACTTTGGCGCTGGTATGCCTAAGTTGCTAGGTGAGCAACAAAAAATTGAACATATCTATTGGCTCGCTTGGAAATGCCAACAGGTTGCTGCTCAAAATAATGGTGGAACACCAGTAAAACTTTTTGGCCCAGAGTATTTGGATACTATTGTCAGCGCAGAATTGGATGCTGATAGTTCTTTCGAATCCACCGCAACAGCCTGACATACACGGTTGCTGCGGTGGCCTGCGAAACTGGCATTTCTCCAATTGATCTATTGGATGCCCCTGAAGGCATCTTTGAAGCAATGACTATTTATTTGAAGGAACGAGCTAAAGCCAATGGCTGATGATGTAATTGTTCTTACAGGTATCAAAGAAACTTTGGATGCGCTAAAAGAGTTTGATAAAGATGCGGTTAAACGCTTCAATAAAGTTATCAATACCGAGTTGGCGGGGGCGCAGCGTGATGCCAAGAATCTAATTAGTGAAGAACCACCGATGAGTGGCTGGCGCAAGGCAGATGCTGCCAAGCCTACCAAAACTCGCGGTGGCAAAGGTTGGCCTGGGTGGAACGCTGGAGAGATTCAATCAAAAATCACTAAGACAAGAGCCGAAGGCAAAGTTCGTAAAGGTGATTTTTGCTCAATAAGTCTGCAGCGGGTGCAATCTTTGAAGTTGCTGGTAGAAAAGCATCAGGAACTAAGCGAATGTTTGCAACAGATAGCGGTGGACAATTCCTAAGAACTTTGGGCAACAGATTCGGTAAGGCTTCGCGTGTAGTATGGCGTGTTGTTGACAAGGATAGAGTAAAGATTCAAGCAAATGTAGATCGTGCTTTGGAAGAAGCAAAAGCACAATTGCAAAGAGAATTGAACAGAGAGCGAGCATAACAAATGGCAGTTGGCGCAATTGTAGCCCGCATCCTCACCCAGTATTCCAATAAAGGTTCAAAGGCTGCTCAAAAAGATATTGTTGCATTGCAGAAAAAGTTTGATGCTTTTGGCAAAAAAACTGCAAGAGCATTTGGTATTGCAACCGCAGCATCAGCAGCCTTTGCGCTCAAGATTGGCAAAGATGCAGTTCAAGCTGCAATTGCAGATCAAAAATCTCAGGTACTTCTTGCCAATACTTTGCGCAACACAACAGGTGCAACTGAAGGTGCAATTACTGGTGTTGAAAGCTACATAACTTCGTTACAAAAGCAATTTTCTGTTGTGGATGACGATTTAAGGCCTGCGATGGCTCGACTATCGGCAGCCACGGGTTCAATTACTGCCGCTCAATCACTAATGCAAACTGCGTTAGATGTAAGCGCCTCATCAGGTGCCGATCTTGCAACATCTGTTGGCGCAATCATAAAAGCAACCAGCGGGCAATTTAAGGCACTGAAAACACTTGTGCCAAGTTTGAGCGCTGCAACAATTGAATCAAAAGACTTTGGCAAGGCGCTTGAAGAAGTCACTAAAGCAACATCAGGTGCAGCGGCAAAGCGTGCTGGCACTCTTGAATTTAGATTGCAAGGTTTAAGAATTGCCTTTGGTGAAATCCTTGAAACTCTAGGTTATGCGCTTTTGCCTGTTATGGAAAAATTTGCAAGTGTAATATCAACAAAAATCTTGCCAAAACTTGAAGCCTTTATTGCAGTCAACAAAGATAAGATTGCAGAATCATTTAAGGTTGCTGCAGAATTTGCAGTTCAATTTCTTGTAGCTCTTATTTCTATCGGTGACTGGATTGCAAATAATACTGGCAAAGTAAAGGCAATTGCCGCTGCTTTTGCACTAATGTTTGTGGTTACTAAAGTTTATTCAATGATTACTGCGATCAATCTATTAACGGCTGCACTTGTCAGAATGAATGTTGCAATGGGTGCAGGCGCAATTGGCGCAGTAACAAAAGGCGCAGCCAAAGGTGGTATGTTTGCAACTCTTGGCGCTGCTCTTGCTGCTGGTAATCTCGGTGGCAAAATTGGAACTGGCATTGCTGGGTTGATACCTGGCACAAAAGCCAACAGATTAAAGAATTCAGTAAAGGCATTTGGAACATCTCCAATGTCACCATCACCAAGCGATCTTTTAAGTGGAAAGTTTGCAGGCGGTTCAACACCTTCAATTGGTGGCACAACTGACCCACTAAAGGCGTTCCTAGATGCACTCAACAAGAACACAAACGCGGTTAAGAAGAATACAAAAACTGCATTTGATATTGCAACCGAAAATGCGATGAAGGAACTTGCCGCTCGTCAAAAGGCGCTTTCGGGTTCAGCCTCAATTGCAATCGGTGGCGGTGGCAAGATTTATGGCACTCGCAATAACGCAGGCAAAATTGAAGTAAATGTAAATGCTGGCAATGTAATCGGCTCAGCCGATGCACTCATTGAGGCAGTTCAAACAGGCCTACAAGCTACTGGCCGCCGTAACGGTGGCACTTTTGCTGGTGGCCGCAATATCGGAAATCTTATAGTCTAATGCCAGCATTTGATGGAGTAACCTCACCAAGCATTGCGGTTCAATTCCTTAAAAGCGGAACTTGGACTTCAGTAACAACAAGTGATGTTGTTCAAATTGATATTCGGCGTGGCCGTGAGCGTGCAGATTTGCGCGATGAGGCAGGTTTTGCAAGCATCATTTTTAACAACACAAGCGGTTATTATGACCCTGACAATGTAACCACTAGCCCGTGGGTTGTTGGTGGTACAAGCATCCTGCGTGATGGCTTACAAATGCGCATCATTGCAACTTGGGCATCTACTGCATACCCATTGTTTTATGGATTTCTTGAGAATAATTACACCAATCAGGGATTCCTGCCAAATGTCACAATGACTTTCTACGATGGCATTGGCTTTATTGCCGATGGCTTCGCGCCAGCGTTGGCCACTGCCGCCAACTCTGAAACTGCAGCCCTTCGAGCAGATAGAATGTTGACGATTGCAGGCTGGCCATCAGGTGCAGCACGATCACTTACAGGCTCAGTTACAATGCTTGCAACAGTTCAAAACCGCGGATGTATGCAGGCAATCACCGAATGTGTTGATGCAATTGCTGGTCGTTTCTACATTTCAAAATCAGGCGTAGCCACATTGGTACCGCTGGCAGACAAATTCAGCCGCCCAACTCAATTGCTTTTTAGCGATTCAAACGCAAGTAACACTGTTCCATACACCGATTTGATTACTAATCCAGGCACGAAATATGTGGTCAATCAGGCAATTATTATGCGCGGTGATAACAATCAAGTTACATCTACATATAACCCAAGCAAAAATGCTTATGGCGTTGTTAAAAAGGAAATTTTTGCACCTGTTGATACAGATACCAACGCAACAAACTTAGCTTTGTACGAATCACGCAAACTTGCTTTGCCTGAAACCTATGTTGAGCGCATTGAATTTAACGGCCTTGTAGTTCCAAAGAACGGATTGCTTTATCCTGATTTTCTTTCAACAGAGTTAGCCGATCAGGTTAGCGTACAACGCACAACTTATGATGGCCGTCCTTTGCAATGGAATCTAGTGGTTGAAGGTATGAAGCACACTATTACCCAAAGCAATTGGATTGTTTCGTTTAACACATCCGACATCAACCCTTTTAGCATTACAATCTAGGGGGAACAATGCCTTTATGTCCGCAAATTACTAATACGCCAGTTACCGTTACACAAACTGCAGACTTTACAGTTTCCAGCGTATTGCCAGTCGTTCCTGCAACCACCACGCAACTTGATGAAGTAATTGTGTTGGCTGATGGCAAAACAAAAGCGTATTACCAAACAACTGCGCCAACAACGGGTATGACCGAAGGCGATATTTGGTTTGATACTGATGATGGCAACAAACAGTATTACTACACGGGAACCGCTTGGGTATCTGTTCAGGATACTGCTATTGCCGCAGCGCAAGCGGCAGCAACTGCAGCTCAGACAACGGCAGATGGCAAGAATAAGATTTACCGACAAGGAACCACACCAGTAGGAACATTTACTGTTGGTGATCTTTGGTTTAACACATCCAATGACAATTCAATTTCGCGCTGGGATGGTTCATCTTGGGTCGCTAACACACTTGGCAACAATGCCCTTGCAAGCATTTCAGCCAACAAAATTACCGCTGGCACCATTGATGCTTCAATTATTACTGTTTCCAACATCAACGCTGGCAATATCTCAACTGGCACATTAAATGCTGATCGAATTGCATCAGCAAGCATTACAGGCACAAAGATTGCTGCTGGCACAATCCTTGCATCCAATATTGCAACAGGCACCATTACCGCAACTCAAATTGCTGCAGGCACAATTACCTCATCTCAGATTGCAACAGGCACAATTACTGCAGATCGAATCACTACTGGTGCAATTGGTGGCTTTACTATCACAGGTACCTATCTTGGTGGTTCAGGTGGATTCACGCTTTATTCAAACGGCGTTATTGATGGTGGACTTTCTAACACTATTTTTTATGGGTACGCAAACATTGGTGGTGGACCCGCAACAGGTGAGCGTTTCATTGTTACTGGCAATTCAAGTTTTGTTGGTCAAGCAATTTTTAGTGGAAATACAACTTCCCAAACACATTTTTTCTCACCTTTTGCAACAAATGTTACATCTGCCGCTAATGGCTATTGGGTAACGAGTGGTTCAGGTCGTATGACTTACACAACCGCATCATCTCAACGATACAAGCACGATATTGTTGATTTGGTAAGCATCTCTGAATATGACCCTAAAAAACTTCTTAACCTGCCAGTGCGAGCATTTAGATATAATGAAGATTATGTAACACCAACTGATGATCGAGCTGAAGTATTGATTCCTGGTTTTATCGCTGAAGAAGTTGATGCAATTTATCCAATTGCTTGCGATTACTCAGAAACAAAAGGGCCTGAATCTTGGAATGACCGCGTGATTTTGCCAGCAATGTTGGCTTTAATTCAAGATTTGTATCAAGAAATAGAAAAACTCAAGGGGGAATAATGGAACAAGAAGTAGATATTCAAGAAGTCTTAAAGAATATGCGCGAAACTATCGGCGTACTCGCCCAGGAAAACGCAGTTCTAAAGGCACAACTCACCACTAACTCATAACGGGAGAACCGCGCAAATGACACCAGCAAACTGGGCAGGCCTTATTGTTTCTATTATCGCAATCGTTAGCGGATTTGCAGGGGCAGTTCGATGGCTTGTAAAGCACTACTTGGCTGAACTCAAGCCCAATGGTGGCAGTTCAATGCGCGATTCAATCAACCGCCTTGAAGCCCAAATGGAGTTAGTCTTAGAGTTAGTGAAGTCAAAGTGAAGTTAGCAAAGAAGGCAACACCAGCGGCCGTGGCAGTGCTACGCCAAGCCACTGCCCTGAAGCCATTGCGCAAGAAGTTATCTGATGGCCTTTTGCCATCTGCTGCCCACCAAGTTCAAAATCCAAAGTCAGATCACAATACTGGCCTAGCCGTGGACTTAACCCACGACCCTAAAGGTGGCATTGATTGCGTTGAAATCTTTGAAAAGCTAAAAGAGGACAAGCGCGTTGATTACTTGATTT